ATATCCACCACATATTAATAAAGGAACTTTTGGATGCAAATGGGAATATGTTTTTGCTTTTTGTTATGAATCTAAAAGTCGTTCATTTCCTGCAAGTTGGCAAGGCAAATTCTCAAATGTGATAGAAACTGAAAATGCAAGTGGTAATGATTTTGCACAAATACATAAAGCTACATTTCCTATTGCTTTTCCATCTTGGATACTTGAAAAAATGGATTTTGCAAATTCAGTATTAGATTTATTTTGTGGAACAGGAACAACAATGGTAGCTTCACATCAACTTAAACGCAAATGCTTTGGTATGGAACTTGACCCAAAGTATTGCCAAGTGATTATTGACAGAATGATTAAATTGGACTCAACTTTAGAAATAAAGAAAAACGGAGTAAAATATGAAAGCAAACAAAAATCATAATAAGTTTATTCAGTTAGTTGCTGAAGGTGAACAATTAAAAAATGCTTATTCCCTAAGTTACCCTAATAAAAACCTAACTAAGGGTACTATTGCAGTTGAGTCAAGCAAATTAGCTAAACTATACGCAAAAGAGATTGAATTAGAGAAGAAAAAGGTATCAGATATAATAGAGGCAAGTCAAAAGAAAACAATAGCTAAAATCGAAGAAAAACGAATAATGACTATTGCAGAAAGAATGGAGTGGTTAAGTAAGGTTGCATTAGGTGAGATAAGAGTTAAGCAGCCATTTGTTATTGCAGGTAAGATTATGGAATATCCTGCCGAGCCAAGTATAAGTGATAGGAAAGCAGCAATAGCAGAATTGAATAAAATGGATGGTAGTTACACACCTATCAAACAGGATATAACCACACAAGGTGAAAAATTAACCACATGGGTAATGAGTCCGGCACAAAAGAAATAAAGTACAATCCTAGCTTTGAACCATTCTTACTATCAAAAGACAGGTATTGTGTTTTAATCGGTGGTGCAGGTTCTAGCAAATCATTCACTACAGCACAAAAGATTTTATTTCGTACCTGTTCAGAGCAAAAGCACAGGTTTCTATGTGTTAGAAAGGTAGCAGATACATTAAGAAGGTCAGTATTTCAATTATTTAATGATATGATAATTGAGTATTCTCTATCGGATCAGTTCTATATCAACAAAACTGAAATGAAGTTCCTGCATACACCTACAGGCAATGAAATCATCTTATCCGGAATGGATGACAGCGAAAAGATAAAATCAATAGCAGGGATAACAGGTGTGTGGTGTGAAGAAGCAACAGAACTAGAAGAAGGTGATTTTAACCAACTAGAGTTAAGGGTAAGGGGTGAAACATCTAGCTACAAACAGTTTATTCTAACTTTCAATCCTATTGATGAAAACCATTGGCTTAAGAAAAGGTTTTTTGACCATAAAGACAATCAGGTATTCATTTTTAAAAGCACTTATAAAGACAATCTATTCCTAGATGATGACTACATAAGACATCTAACAGAAAGGGTGCGAATTGATGAGAATTTACACCGGATCTATGTTTTAGGTGAATGGGGTAGAGAAAGAACAGGTGGTGAGTTCTACAAGCACTTTAACTATGCGAATCATGTTAGACAAATCAACTACAATCCTGCATTACCATTGCACATTTCTTTTGATGAGAATGTTAATCCTTATTTTCCATGTTGCATATTTCAGATAGATGGTAAAAAGATTTACCTGATTAAAGAAGTTCTAGGTTATAATCCGAATAACACAGTAGGTTGGATTACTAGAGAAATTAAAAGAATATGCAGAGAATGGAAGCATACAGCAGGTGTGTTTATTTATGGTGATGCTACTAGTCAAAAAGATGATGTTAAGATAGAGAAAGGATATGATTTGTATCGGTTGATTATGGAAGAACTAGCAGATTTAAGACCGATAAGAAGGGTTCACACTAGCAATCCTAGTGTAGTGATGGCAGGTAATTTTTTCAATGCTATATTCCTAGATAATTATGCAAATATTGAGTTTTATATTAATGAAAATTGTAAGAAGGCAATTGATGATTTCAGCTACACGAAAGAGGCAAGTGATGGTAGAAAGGATAAAACAACTGTTCGTGATCCAAAGACAAAGGTAAGTTATCAGCCATTCGGACACATTAGTGATTTATCTACTTACCTACTTACAATGGCTTTTTCAAGTGATTATTCAACTTATCAAAGGGGTGGTTCAGTTGGTGGTGTTATTACAGGTCATGACAGGCAAGAAAAGGTCAATAGATTTTAGTTACAAAACAAACATTATAAGAGAGTTAAGTTATATTTTTGTATTATGGGTAGATTTTTATTAGATTCAGATTATTCTAGCATTATTCAGTCAGCAGATTTGGCTCAAATTACTGAAGGTGATATGCAGAACCTGTACGATAGTGAAAGCAAAGCTATCAGCAGAATGAGAACCAAGTTGGTTCAAAGATATGTTGTAGACATTGAACTAGGTGGTAATGATGCCTACGATGCTGCTAAACATTATCGGTCCGGTGAAAGGGTGCTAGATACTACTATATTTCATGTATTGGATTTTCCACAGTACAGTAATCAAACTACTTATCAAGTGGGTGATGTTGTGTGTGATTCTGATTACTATGTTTACACCTGTGCAGTAAGTGGAATCAATCAATCTTTATCAGATGCTTACTATTGGACACCAATGGTAGGTGTAGTTAATACGGATACTGATTTTTGGATTGAAGAAGATAACAGATATCCAATGTTTATAGAAATAGCAATGGATTTGGCTTTGTACAATCTTCATGCTAGAATCAATCCTAGAAACATACCTGATTTACGAATAGAACGAAATAGGGAAGGATTGAATCAGTTGGATGCTTGGGCAAGTGGAACAGATACAGCAGAAGTAATGAATATACTATCTACTGAATTTTCAGGTGTATCTATTATTTATGGTGCTTCATCAACGAAGCAAACTAACAACTTTTTATAATGGGATTATTTGATTTTATAAATTTCAGTAAGAAAAAACCTGATGCTGCTGTAGTAACAAAATACATTCAGCTAGAACAACAGTTACAAAGGGTTAGATCCGATGCACAGAAGTTTCAAATAGCTGTTCAGGCAGCAGAATCACCACTTTATCCTAACAGATTCTTATTGTGCCAAGTGTATCAGAATTTGGTGTTAGACGCACAGGTAGAAGCAGGAATGTTGCAAAGAAAATCTAGGGTGCTTTCACAGAAGTTCAAAGTAACTAAAGATGGTGAAGTTGACTATGTAAAAACAAAGTTGATTAACCAAAAATGGTTTTACGATTACAGTAACTATGCTTTAGATTCAATCTTTTGGGGTTTTTCACTAGTTCAGTTTAGTGATGTGGTTAATGATAAGTTTAATGAAGTTACTTTAGTTCCTAGAATCTATGTAGTGCCGGAAAAGTCATTGGTAAGACCAAACACAGCAACAGTTACTGAAGGTGTGAATTTTACTGAATTGCCTTATTCAAATTGGTGTATTGGTGTGGGTGATAAGAAAGATTTGGGGATATTAATGAAGTTAGCACCTTATGTTATTTGGAAGAAGAATGCAATGTTTGCTTGGAGTGAGTTTGCAGAGATTTTCGGCAGTCCGATTCGATTAGGTAAAACTGATGTTCGTGATGAAACTACTAGAAAGAACATGGAAAATATGCTCAAAAACATGAGTGTAGCAACATGGGCAGTAATGGATTTGAACGATGACATTCAGCTAGAACAGGCAAGTTCAACAGATGCTTTCAATGTGTTTGATAAGTTGGTTGACAGGTGTAATTCAGAGATTACAAAGATTATATTAGGTCAGACCGGAACAACTGATGAAAAAGCATATTCAGGTAGTTCAAATGTTCATGCAGGCATAGCAGATATTCTAGCTAAACAGGATCAGCAGAAGATGCAGTTTTGGATTAATGACCAACTGTTTCCGATGTTGAATAGATTAGGATTTGGGTTAGAAGGGTATGAGTTTGAGTTTGACATGAGTGAATCTTTGAGTTTGGTAGAACAGGCAAAGATTGATGTTAGTTTGATGCCATATTTTAAGTTAAGTTCTGAATACATTGAATCTAAATATGGTGTAGAGATTGAAGATGAACCAATGGGTGTAATGGAAGAAGAAGTTGGTGCAGTTGAATCTAGCATTGAGAATAAACTAAAAAACTTATACAGATAATGTGTTTAGTTTGTGGTTTCACAAATGTAGGTGAAGAAGAAATACCTACACCATTTGATGAGAATGATTTAAACAGATTAACGAATGATATTTGGATAGGTGCAGTAACAGTAAACAACTTACCTATATCTGTTTACTTAAAAACTGCCACACATCTAAAAAAAGGTGTTGATATTGGTTTTGCTGAAGGGTTGATTAAGGTAGAATATAGTGAAGCAGATTTGTTGATGCTTCAAGATTTGAGTGAGAATATTTATATTTTTTCAGGTGCTAAAACCTATCAGCAGGTAAGGTCAATGGGTGATTTGTTAGCACAACCTGAATTAAAGAGTTCTTTTTTTAAGTTTAAACAGGAAGCTACAAAAATCTTTACTGATTATAATGATGCTTACTTACAGGCAGAATATCAGACAGCAGTTGGATCAAGTAGAATGGCAGCGAATTGGGGTAGAATAGTTCAAGATGCTGATGTACTACCATTGCTTAAATATCAAACAGTAGGTGATGCTAGAGTAAGACCAACACACAGAGCATTGGATAATATAGTAAGACCGGTGAATGATAAGTTTTGGACTAATTACTATCCACCAAATGGTTGGCGATGCAGGTGTACAGTTATTCAGTTATCGGAAGGTGAAGAAGATGTAACTGATTTGCAGGGGTGGTTAAAACCTAATGATGTTCCACCTGAATTTATGATGAATAGTGGAATTGATAAGTATGTTTTCAAGACAAAAGGAAAAGACAAACATCCTTACTTTGACATTGCGAAAGGTGATAAGGAAGCAGCAAAAAAGAATTGGGGTTTTCCTGCATTATGAAGATAAGAGTTTATAATATTTATAAATTTTGGTGGTTTGTTCCGTATAAAGACACAATGTTTTTAATCAACTTGAACTAATGGCAGATAAGTTTGATTTCAGTAAGATTGAAAGAAAGGCAAGAACTGCTTTAGAACGAAGTTTGATACTGATTGGTAATACTGCTAAAAACCATTTTATTCAGTCA